ATCGTAAGTAGTTTTAACCGCGTTAGCTGTTGCCGCTAGTGTCGTCGATGTACTAGAGGTTGAGTCGGAAAGCTGCACCGCTCCTAATTGCGTAGTACTCGCGCTTTGTATTCCGACCGTTACGGTCCCGGATGTACCTCCACCCGTTAAAGGGCTTGTCGCGGTTACTCCGGTAATGTCACCGGCTGCATCTGTTACCCAAACAAAATCCATATCGGTATTAGAGTTTTTGCTTAATACCTGTCCCGTAGTGCCGCCTTTAAGATCTACCAAACTCGCATCGATGGAGTCGCCTAAGGCTTCGATCGCCGTAGCTCCATCTTTTACTAAGTCGGTCGATGTAGGTACCGGCCAATTAAAATTCGGCGTTACTGTTGCCATTATGTCAAACCTCCAAAAGCATTTTCCCAGATGAGTGTAGCGTTTACACCCGTCCAAACTAGGTTAGCCGGGCTAACCGTGTCCCATTGTGGCGCAACGAGTGAGAAATCTGTAGGGCTTAGCGTGAGTGTTATGTCCACAAACTGAGGCGTAGCCCGGATAGCAAAGCCCTCTAAAAATCCGTTAAACGATCCGTTAAACATATTGATCGGTAGATCGTTAATAACAATAGGCTCGCCAAAAAATACATTTATAAGCTTATTACGCTCTGCATCCGGCAGGTCGCCGCTATCTAATCTAAAGGTAATGGCTTGTAGCTGCTCTCGAGGTATAGCACGGAGCCCTAGCTCACGATCCATTACATCATTTACATCGCTTAAGTTATGCAGGTTAGAGCTTACGCTGCGCTGATAGCGGCCATAGTTAGCGATCGAGTCAGCATCTAAAGCCGTTGCCTGATTATTGTAATTATTACCATAGTTAAATACGAGCGAGTTACGGATCTTGCCTATTTGTAAGATTGACTTCACGCTCGACGGGATAGCGTAATTAGCCGAGATAGTCGTATAGCCGTTAGCCGATAGGTAGGCGGTACGGTGATCGGCATCGGCGTAACAGACTCGTCCCTGTTTGTCCTCATAAATATTACCAAGCGCGCTTTGTGCTATCTGAGCGCATAAGTTATAGCTGCTAAACGGATCAGCGGAGCGAGAAATCATCTCGTAGAGTCCAGGTTGATCGATCTCGCCAAGGCCTACGTTTTCTGCATCGGCCCACGTAGTCGTAGGGTCGTAGTCTTGCCATTGTAAAGCCGGAGCAACCTCAAACCACGAGTTAATAAGTAACTCGTTAAGGATGTCGAAAATCTGATCGCCGTCCTCGGTTTTAGGCAAGGCATCCGGAAACAGAGCTTTTGTTAATTTAGCCAAGGATCCTACGGCCAATATATTACCGATTGTTATAAAGCCGACTTCCTCAGGGGAGCGTACCGAAATACCAAAATCGGATATTGTACCGCCAAACACGGGTACATAAGTACCCGAGCTATTTTTTAGCTCTAGAGTTAAAATATCGGTAACGTCAATATCAAAGGCCGAGTTATCTGTATTTACGATCTCCATACGAGCGTATCCTGCGTTGCATTGTAGGTCGACGTCATCTCGACCAGTTGCCATATTTACGCTTAGGACGTTTGTGTAAACAGTCGTACCGACGGTTATACGCCACTCAGGTAGCCACGTACTCACACTACTAAGTAATTCCCAGAGCCGCGATTAGTAGTCGTACCTCTGTAGCTCGATTGATTAAGTAAATCTTCAATAGCTCGAGCGATAGCCTCGGGATCTCCCACCCCAGTATTTACCGTAATATTGATATCTCGATCAAAAGCTCCAATACCTCCGCCTACGCTTCCGTTACCTGTTGCAACTAGCGCTTTTGCCTCGGCAGATTGGAAAGATTGGAAACCGTATTGTGAGTTGCCGAGCGCCTGAGCAGTTAAAATTTCCATATCTCGCATATTAGACGACTCTAATAAAGTAGCAATAGCGTTAGCTCTTTCAGTAGCGGCATCTGCATATTCTAAAATAGCTGCGATGTTAGCTGCGGTAGCTTCTGCCTTAGGTATAAAATCGATCTTTTCGCCAACCAAACCAATTTCAGTTATGCCTCGTCCAACACCTTGTAAAGCCTCAGCGGCAGCCTTAGCGGCAGCATCGGCAGCAGCTTTTTCAGCGGCTCGTCTTGCTAATTCTGCCTCGAAAAATTTTTTAAGTGCTGCCTCTTGCTCTAACTCAAAGGCCGTTTTACCACCAAGAGGTTTACCTCCTGTTGGACCGCCTCCTGTTGGACCGCCTCCTAACGGACCGCCTCCTGCCGGACCGCCTCCTAAGCCTCCTACGGTTGGCATCCTGTTTAATTGCGCTATGTAATCTTGTAGTGATTTTAGTCGAGCCTCATCGGCCGCCTTTTGTGCCTTGGCTACTCGGTCTATCATTGATAACTCGGCAGACTCGCGCAATAAAGTTGCCGTATTCGATGCACTTGTAGTCCTACTAATAGCAGCTAAACGAGCGATTTCTGTAAGTTGGATCTGTACGCGCTCGCTATAACTTTCTTTAGCCGCTAAATCACCGGCGGCTGTAATAGCTGCGTTGTACTTACCAAAAGCGATATCGCGTAAACGCTCCTTTTCGCTTTCTGCCATCTTGCTATCGTTAATACCTTTTAGCTCTGTCAATAGTTGCGTGTTAAGAGCTGAGAGAGTTGCCTCGCTGACCTGCGTAATACCGGCTAGTTTGGCCATGTCTGCATTTTTTTGCAGGGCTGCAAGCTCACCGATTTTACGGAGAGCAAGGTCGCCGTTATCTTCCTCAATAGCCTGTAAGGCCTCGAGGCGTAGGATCGTTTCTTTATCATAGGTAGCACGTAGAGCCGCCGCGATAGAGATGCGGTTACTGTCGAATACGGCCGCCGCCTTTGATAACGAAAGTTTATTTTTCTCTGCTAGTTGGGCTTTTTTCTGTAAAGCGATGAGCTCTTTTTGGCGCTTAAGAGCTTCTTTGTCCATTTTAGTTTTCTCAGTTTGGCTCTGAAAATTCTTAAGGTCCGCAGGTAAGCCCTGAGGGAAACCACCTTGGCGGCCTAAAACTATATCTACATTTCGACGTAAAGCACCGATCGAAAACCTACCGAGATAATTCTTAAGAGCTCTACCGGCATCCTCTAAAACACCTGCGCCCGGAATACTAGAAAATAAATTGCCAAGCTCTTTAGCTAGGTATGCCGTGTTAGTAATAAGTCCAGAGATGGAGTCCGCAGCCCCATCGACTTTGTCGATCAGTTTATCCATACCGCCGGCAGATGTACCTAGAGACGTTACAAGAGCTCCGCCGATCTGCTCGCTTGCCTGCTCAGCCGCAATCTTGAGGCGAGCTATCGATCCGGCGTAAGAGTCTGCCGCGTTTTTAGATTGGCCTGCATATTGTGTTGCAATAAGTTTTTCGATCTCAAGGTATGACTTACCGGCTAACTCTGCCTGAGTTAAACCTAAATTTAATTGGCGTAGGCCTTTTAGATTTCCTACGTATGCCTGACTTAAGATTTTTGTAGCTGAGACTAGATCCATACCCGTACCGGCACTTACATCGAGTGCGGTGTTGAGCATCGATTGAGCAATAGTGGTAGATCTAGTTACCTGAGCTAATTGGATAAATGAGGGTTGGAGTACGTCGCGATTAACACCGGTAGCCTTTTCTATAGCATCGATGTAACCCTCTGCCTCGGCGGTAGCAAAATTAAAACCTAAGTTACGTAAAGCCGTATCGAGGCGCTTAGCCTCTGCGATCTGCTCGCCATAAGCTGCTACGGCTTTTTTAGAGTAACTTAAAAGAGCTGCGGCGCTAAAAGTTACGCCAAGGGTACGACCCAAATTTTTTACGGTTTTCTCAAAACCTTTAATCTGATTAGAGCCTTTAGATAAGGCTTTACCGTTCCACTCTGCGGCGGCGGATACAATTAAATTAGGTAACGCCATTATGCGGCCAACGCGTAAGTGGCCATACCGTAACGGCCATTATTAAAGTTATCTACGGTTTTCTCTATAGCTCTGTATACGGCATCTTGAGCCTTGCCTTGGTCCTCTTTCCAAGCGCGATAGATCATACGGCCGCGCTCGGCTTGCTTGTCTCCGTAGAGTGGTCCCATACGGCTAATAAAATGAGCACCGGCGCCGGGGTTATTAGATCGGCTATTAGGATCTCCACCCGGGTTTTTACGTCCGGCGGTCTCATAAATGGCACCGGCGGCAGACTTATTAGCTACAAAATAAAGAGCTTGCCATCCGTTGCGGTTTTTCTTACTAGGAGCCTGAGAGTAATAGATACCTTTTTTAACGGTCTCTGCATCATAAAGTGGAAACATACGTAAACGACCCTCAGTATTAAAGGTCCTAAACATCGAGTTACGTGCGGTTATGGTTTTACCTGCGCTGCCCTCTCGCCACATATAAAGATTATCGGGCTGAGGACTTGGCGCGTAGCCTCGTGCCTTGTCCCGGATAGGCAACATAGCCGCACGTACCTCGGCGTTCATCTCTTTAAGCATTTCAGGATCAAGCCTACGGAGAGCTTTAACGGTTTCGCGTACGCCTTTTATAGCTACCGGCATTTTTATTAGCCTCCTCCGCTTGCTCGTTTAATACTTTTACTAACATCTTAAACATCTCGGCATCTAAATCGAGTATCGCTTGAGGCGCGACCCCTAACCGTATTGATAGTTGCGCTACCAAATGAGTTAAAGTGCCGCGCCCTAAGCTAAAGGTAAGTCGTCTAGTACCTCGACTTTTGCCAAGGTATCTAAAAACTCTGCCCCAAACATCGCTACGGTTTCGCCGGATGTACGTAAGCACTCCCACGCTAACCAATATACGTCGCTTTGTTTCTCGTCATCTCTAAAGGCTTTATGAAAACCTTTTTTTGCATATAACTCAAAGGCGTACTCAATTCGCGGCGAGATTTGATGCTCTGTTACCTCGCCCGTAGCCCTTGTTATTTTGAGTCGTGCCATTTGTTGCCCCTTTGTTAGTTTGTTATGGTGCGGTTGTAATTACGATTGGTGAGTTACACGTAAACGTGATGCTCTGAGTACCGATATCTCCGACGGCGCCGTTAATATCTGTCGTGTTATTTACCAGGATGGTAGTTGCGTACTGAGGGTTAGTAGCTGAGGTAGTCGCGCTAGTTTGCTTTAGCGTAATAGGTACGGTCGTACCCCACGCAGCTTGTAGCGTTGCGTTTACGTTAGCTGCTGCGGTATCGCTCAAAAAGTCTAAAGAGATCGTGCTTGTCTCCAAACCTTTTGTAAATTTTCTTGAGGAGTCCCCCATAGCAGTGACCTCAAGTTCCTCAAAAACGCGGTTAATTGTCGCGCTTGTAACATGGTCGGAGAGTGCGATCGAATTTAGCGTTACGACCACTCCGTTTGATAGAAATACGGCCATCGCCTATTCCTCGCTTTTCTCTGTAGTAGGTGTATGTGTTTTTGTTTCTTTTTTTGGTGCTTCGGTGATCTGCCCTATCTTAATAAGAAAGGCGATATCTTCATCGGTTAGGCTCATGCTTAACTCCACTCGGTTAGTATTGAGATAGTGATGTCTGTCGTTAGTAAATCGCCGCTTTGTACGCTAAGTACGCTCGGAGCACTTACGGCCCCAATATTCATAACGATAGGCGAGGCTGCTAACTTTTGGAATACGGCGCAAACCAAGGACTCGATACCTTGTAGGTTGCCTTGGTTATCGTAGAGCGGCACCGTACAAATAATTCGAAAGGATGCCATCGGCGAAATATTGGCGTAGTCGTTATTGGTCGGTGTTATATAGGGATCTGCCGGGCTAACGATTACGCTATTAGCCGTGATAGTTGCAGGCGGAAAACTATAGGTATTCCAAACGTTAGCATTAGCAAGGGCCGCAGCTAGTGAGGCACGTAAGGTAGTAATCGGGGCCGGCATTATCCGACCATCGCATTAGGGTTTGTGTATCCGGCTATGAGTCCGCGAATTTTACCGATCATGCTATTACCCATGCGGTAAGGGCTAGGGCTAAAACCATCGATGGATACGCCGCCGGTTTGGCTAACCTGCCGGGCCTGAAAAATGTCTACGGCCAAAATCATTGCGGCCTCGCGTATGGCCGGAGTAGTCGCGTAACTATTTGTTTTTGTATCGGTGCCCACGGCTGAGCCGTAGGGGAGTACTCGCGTAAAATTAGCGTTAGCTGCGGTCTTAGCAAACTGTATAAAGCTATAACCGTTTGGCCAATTAAAAGCCATGTTATTAAATGCTATGGATGGAAATTGAGTAGTCGTGCCGGCCGTCCATGGGATCGTGCCGGTAACTGTATAAGTACCGTTATAAGTTGAGCCGCACCCACTCAAGGTTATTGAGTCCCCGGTGCTAAATATTGCAGGGTTAGCGATCATTACGGTAGCTACGTTATTTTGTAACGCGGTACCTACGACCGGTGCTGAGTCAAACCATAAAAACTGATTGAGTAAATCCTGCGCAGCTTGGCAACAGGTCTCGACGATATCCGACGAGTAAAGGTTTTCGATGCCGAGGTTAGCGCGTAGCTCGGCTTCGGTTACGTACGTGGCAGGCATCTTAGTCTCCTTACTTACTAGGGCCGGTAGGGCTCAAAGGGCTAAGAGCCCTACCGACTATTAGTGGTTTATTTAGTTAAGGTTAAACTTAACAATACCCTTAGGCATTTTTGCGATAGTTGCCATGTAGCCGTAAAT